TAATATATTGGAATTAATACTATCAGAATAATTAGAAGAATTTTGAAATTTAGTTAAAATATCATCATCTAATGATTCTAAATTATTTAAAGTAGTATGTGATAAATTATTGATCGAACCTGTTAGGCGTATATCACCTATTATATCTAATTCAACTGATGGAGATTTATTAATACCTATTTTAGCATTTTTATCTATTATTAAATAATGATTGGTATATTGATTACTTGATTCAAGCATATTAAAATTATTTTCATTATCGTTAGTATGAATTATTCTTAAAGATGCACTATCAAATGGTGTTGAACTGATAATTTCAAGATTTTCGGTTGTATATGTTGAAGTAGATATAGTAGTTGTAGCACCTTGAATATTTAAATTTTCAGCAGTAATAGTTCCATTAACATTTATATCAGTAGCAGTAATAGTTTTGCCGACAGATAAATTAGAAAATATATTAACATTATTAGAACTAATTAAATTTTCATTAATAATAACATTACTACTAACATATAAATTACTAACATTAATATCATTTATTACAGTTAAATTACAACCTATAAATATATTAGTATCGCAAATAATATCATCTAAAAATAGAGAATTATTAGAACAAATTAAATTATTATTAATATTAATATAATTTGTTTCAATATTGCTACTATATAATCCATAATGATTAATTAAATTATTACTAATATTAATAATATCTGTATCTAAAATTGTAAATTCAGCATTACCACTTTGAATAATACCCAATGAAATTATATCGCCTGTAGTATTAACATTAGAAGTCGTAAATGTACCTTCAATAATATCAATATCAAAACCAACTAAAGGATTATTATTTTCATCGTATGATTTAATACTAAATAAATTATTATCAAAATCTAAATTGATAGAATTATAGTTCATATTATTTTTATTTTTAAATTTAATATCATTTATATTAATACCTGTATATTCATCATTATAATTATATAGTGTTAAATAATCATTTGTATTTTTAAATTTAAGAGTACCTATATTAATATCATTCGCATTGCCGATATAAATATCACCAAATTTATTATTATAACTACCTATGTTATATTTACTATCTTCTTTTGGAATAATATTTGCATCATATAATATAGTATTAAATGAATTTGGAGAATAAGTTGTATTATTATATCCATATACACATTTTAAATACGAATTATCAACATATAAATCTGTTGTGTTAATACAGTTGCTAATATTTAAATTTGATGCATCTATAAAACCATTTACTGTTAATTCTGTTCCGATAACAGGTTCAGTTGAAATACCTATATATGCATTTTCATATTCATTGTTTGTACCAAATTGAACAATAGTAGATTTTTTATTAGTTTTAACAGACATTGAATTAATATATCCCATTTCATTTGAAAAATTGTATGTAAAATCATTATGCATACTATAATATGGAATATTAATAGCATCATGTGGAATAGAAGTAATAGAAAAAATATTATTATTATCACTTATATCTAATATTATATTTTTTTCATATAAAGTATAATCAATTATTTGCAATTTATAAATATCAATTAATGTTATAATATAAATTATATTATTATTATTAGTATCAATTAATAAATTATCAAATGCTAAAGTTGTACTAGAATATATTGTTGAAACATAATTAGTATTAATATCTAAACTTAATATTCTAGATATAGTTTCTGAATAATCTAAAATAATTAAAAATTTATTATCATTTGATACAATAATTTTTTTTATATTATTAAAACGTGCATCAATACCATCTCCTATCGCAATACCTGATCTTGATCCTAAACTATTAGGAGGATATCCCGCGATAGTAGTAACACTATAATTAAATAAATTTATTTTTCTAATAGAATATGCACCACTATCGGCTACATATAAAAATGTATTATTATTATCAACATACATTGATGTAATAGAAGTAAATTTAGCATTATCTTGAATACCATCCTCATAACCACTGGTATTATCATTTATAATAATAGTATCTAAATTATAATTAGCATTTTGAATTGAAGTAAGATCGGCTGAATAAATTTTATTATTATCAGAAAAATATAATGTATTTTTATCTGCAGATATAGTTAAAGATACAGGATTATTTAAAGTGATTGGTGTAACAACAGGTGGGTCTGAAGAATCTGTATAAGTAAATCCCAATGAATAAACTTGATCTGTAGAATAATTAATAACGCGAATATGTTTATGAGTTTTATCAACAATAAATAATAAGTTATTAATATTATCATATACTATTTCTGATATAATTCCGTATGATGCTTCTGTTAATCTATCACCATCGGTATAACTACTATTACCAACCATACCACTTTCAGTTGTAGGAGATGAATTATTAAGAATATGTTTAGTAATTAAATTATCACCATTATTATAAACAGATGATAAGAAAGTTGTATTATCTATTTGTACTAAAGAACTGTAAATAATATTTTGATCTGCTAGATATGGAAAAGTTGTATCGATATTGAAAGATAAAATATTATCAATTAATATATCATCAATTTCTTTAGGTCTAATTTTATTAATATTAAAATAATTATTTTTATCTTTTTCAATAGCAATATTAATATTTGATGTTGTGAATTGTACATTACTTGATCTAATATGCAAATTAGATATATTATATATAAATTCATTATTATTTAAATTTTCAAATCCTGGAATTAAAGAATTGCCATTCAAATCAAAAATATTATTTGTATGTATATCATTTGTGCTTATTGAATCAGATTTAATATTACCATTATCTAAAACAATTAAATCTTTTTCGTATGAAGTGTAAGTATTCAATGCTGTAACTTTAAATTTACCATTATCACTATATATCAAATTATTATTATAAATTTTAGAACCATTAATAAGATTTCTAACATCAGTATCTAATATAATATGAGGTTCTTGATTATTAAATATATTATTAGCACTTAATCTAATTTGTCCATTTACATCAAGTGAATATAATAAATTATCTATATCTTTACCAATACCAATTTTTGCATTAGTATCTTTACCAATTGTAGTATAAACAGTATTTTCTAAAGTAGATAATGAAAAAGCATTTTTAAAATCTGTAATAATATCATTATTATAATCTATATTAATAATATTATTATGTATATTAGAATTAATAGTATCATATATATATACACCTGATTTTTTTATATTAAAAGAATCAAAATTATCACCATTTATATTAAGATTGATATTAGATGATGTAAAATTAATATTAGATGTCATTAAATTATAATTAGAAGTAGTAATAAAATGACCTTGATTATCTAAACGATTTGAATTATTAAGAATTATACTATTACCATTATTTTTATCAAAAATATTATCAACAAAAATATAATCAACATATAATGATCCATTTTCAATTTTAATATTTCCATCTTTATTTAAATTAATTAAAGTTTTATCAATATTATTATTAATATCTTCATAATTAATTTTAAAATTACCATCATTTGTGCTATATAATTTATTGATACCACCAATATTATAATTAGAATTATAATTAGTTAAATTATTTTCAAGAATAATATGAGGTATATCATTTATTACATTAGTAAATAAATAATGTTTATCAACATTATCAATATATTTTTCATAATTATTAATTACTTTAATATCTAAAAATCTATTGTTAATATTTATAGGTGTATTATTAAATATATAATCGATATTTGAAATATTATAATTGAATATTGTTTCATGTGTAAAATCTGATATAATTGGAATATTATTTTTAGTTCCTATTATATTTTCTTTTAAATAATTTGATGTTATTAAATTAACAATATTAATAGAATTATTATTATCATAATAATTATTAATTAAATGATTTTTAACATTATTATTAAAAATAGTTGTTGGAATATTTATTGATGTATTATAATTTGTATCTAGATTTAAAATAATATCTATATCAGAATTTTTTGTAATATTTGGATCATATAATAAATAATTACTTGTAAAAATATTTAAATTATGGTTTTCGATATAATTAGAGTTAGTATATATAATAAATTCTGTTGCATTATTAGTATCATTATCACTTTCATCAAGTATAATATTGTTATAATATAAATGTAAATTATGTGTTTCATCAAAATTATAAGTATAATTTGTAATATTGCTTGTGAAATTTAACGTATTTAAATATGTATAATTATTTTTAATATTAAAAGCGCGTTCTTGTGTTTCGCCATTAAATAATATTGATAAATTTGAATTTAAATCATTAGTAATAAGATTATTATTATTTAATTTAAAAGAAATATTACTATAATTATTATGAACGTTTGAATATGAATAAGATGGTAATATAACATCATTATTAATATCAATTATATTAGGATTAGCGTAATTTGTAGAAATAGTATTATCAAATATAAAATAATTAGAATTTAATTCATTGAATACAATACTATGATTATTAATTTCATTAGGAAGTAAAATATTATATTTAATACTATTATTATTATTATAATTTATAGTTTTAATATAATTAGAACTATTTTTAAAAGCTTCGAATACGATATTCGAATTTATATTATAATCTGGTATATAATCACTTTCAATATTAACATTATAAGCAAAAATAATATTATTATTAAGAATATTTAATGTTGAATTAATATTTAAATTAGAATTAAAAATTTCAATTAACGAAAAATTATTATTATTATTAAAAGTATTATTTGTATCACTATAATTATTAATTAATTTCATTGAAGTATTATCATCTGATTTGACATGTAAAGGATATATAGGATTTATTTCATTAATTCCTATATTTTTATTTTTATTAAGAGTAATAATAGTATTAATATTATCTGGTACTAAAGAATTGTTATTATTATTAGCATATTGTATATTAAAATTATTATTGTCAGTTGGACCTTCAAAAATCCAAAAATGATTTAAATTACCTGTTTTTTTATGAAAATTAATTCTGGCAAATTCACTTGAATTATCATTTGTTAATTGTAAAAGATATTTAGAATAATCTTGTATATGTAATGAAATATTACTAGTTGATGGATTATAATAATTTACATTATTATGAGAACCAATATTAATATATGTATTGTTAATGCTATTATAAAATGATATGAATTTTTTGTTTAATTTATTTTTTAATGAAAAAATAGAAGGATAAACAGGTTTTATATCAAGAGGGTTGACAGTAAAATTGTTATGAGATTCTAATGAAAAAGAAACTGTATTTACATCAAAACTATTATTATCGTCAAAATATTTTAATTTTAAATCAAAATCTGCGATATTAATATTATTATATGGTTTTACAAAACTTGCAATAGAATGATCTATACTATCCTGATAAATTAAAGTATTTTTTACTACATTATTTTGTATATCATTTTTATTTGTATTAATAAAATTTACTATATTAGAATCATATAAACCAATTACTGTTTTATCACTATATAACCACGATAATAGATTACCAGATAATTCTATATCATTTTGTGATTGTATTACTTCAGGATTTGTTTGATTAGTACTTGTACTTATTTGAGTTCCATTTGTACCTTGTGAAACTTCAATGCCGCCTGCTAATATAACTTTATCACAATGAACTGTTCCAGTAACATCAAGATCACCGTAAATTTTAACAGTTTTTTGTGTACTAATACTACTATCATTGGGAAGTGAAGTATTTTTATCACGATTAAATATAAAATAATAATTTTGCTGATCATTTTCAGTAATTTCATTTGCAGTATTAATTGTAGTATCATTATTTCTTCTATACATTATTTCCAATCCTGCTTTATTTGGATGATATGTATTATCAGTATAACCAAATTGTAATATACCTGGATAATTATTATCTGTTTGAATATATTCATTATGATTTCTATATATGTACCATTTTTCAGTATTTTTATTACCAGTTATAGGGGTCCAATTACAAAAATCAATACCTGTAAAATTAGCTTTATTAAAATCCGAATTATTTGTTCTATTTGATTTACCACGATATAATCTAATAACTGTATCATTATAATCATTTAAAGATAAATTGCGAATCATTAGAGGTTTAGTATTATTCGGATTAATATAACTATTTTTACTTTCTTCAGATAAATCATCAATTCCTACAAATATATTAGTATTTGTATAAGAGGTTTTTGGCTCAGAATCAATTGAATTTGCATTAATGTATCTAAATGTTGCTAATCTAATATTATTTTCATAATATCCACCACCATTAGAATGTATATCATTAACAACAGAATTGATACCACCTATAATATTTAAACCTTTGCTTTTATTTATTCTATTAGTATCATTGGTATTATTATAATTAATAAAATATTTATTAATTTGATTATCAATATTTAAAAAATATGCATTATTATTTACTAAATTATCATCTTGTAAGAAAAATTGAGCTTTTTGTGCTATGCCATTTTTATTAATAAATAAATTATTACCTAATATATCACCATTAACATGTAAAGCATGTGTAGGAGTATTTAGAATATCTAAATTAATTCCAACAGAATTATTTTGATGTATTGAAAGTGTTGGTGCAACACTATTATTTTTAGTTATATCATCAATTATTGTACCTGGATAAAAATATATATTTCTCTTAATATCATTAGTATGATTTTGACTTGTATTTATAATTAAACTTTTATCATTATTATTTTTGTTTAATATTATATGACCGATATGAGTTTTATTTAAAATAGATTCATCTAATGTATTTGAATCTTCTATACATATTTCAAAATTAGATAAATCTTGATTTTTAATTGTTAATTGATTATTATTAAAACTTTCTGTATCATTAATACCAATTGCTAATTTACCAGGCACTGCTAAATTACTACCACTTATACGTACTGTACTATTAGAATTTATACCATAATATAGTATAACATTACCTTCTATATCTTGTTGGGTTAAATTACTACCAAATTCAGTTTCAAATGTACCATCACCATTATCAATTAAGTTTTGCATTTTTTCAATATTTAGCGCATTTAATCTATAACCATGATAAAATAAATTTCCCGATACATTAACATCATCTTCATAAGTAACAATTTCTTTAAATTCAACAGGACAATTAAATTCAGATGTATCATTTGATCTAATATTTAAATTACTAAATACAATTTTATTGGCATTTAAATTACTTTGTATAGTAAGTTCTTTATTAATAATTAAATTATTATTAACAATTAAATCATTTTCAATTTCTAAATTATTTTTAAATTTATAATTACCACTTGAAAAATCTCCAGGTTCTATTTGATCTGCCTTAAAGTTTATTCCAATCTTTCTATAATAAATATCATCTAATTCAAATATATTAGGATTATTATCTGTACTACTTTTATAGTCTTTGATATAAATTTTATCAAATAAAGATGCACCTGTTACTTGTAATTTAGAATCAATATTTATATTATTACTAGTAAATGTATCAATAGTATTTTTACCAATAGATACAGAACCTTCGCTAGTAATTGTCATAGCAGGATAATTTGAAATAATAGAATCAGAATATTGTGGATTATTTAAATTGGGAATAATATATGAATTATCTGGATTATATAATTTATTAATATCTAAAGATGGTTTTGATACATGAAATTCTAACGGCATACCTTTAGTAGTTGAAATAATAGCTGGTGAGTCAGAATTATTACCAATAATACCCATTTTTAAACTAGATGGTTCATTTATAATTAATTTTTCATCAGGAACTTCTGGATTAGTATATATATATGGTTGAGACATTGCTTTATTTTTTATTGCAATATGTATATTTTCCATAGTACCATTGGTAGTAGATGATACAATATTTACAGGATGTAAATTATCAATAGTATCAATACTACTTGCTCCAATATTAATATAATTTTCTGTATAAATATTGTTTTTTTTTATATTTGTACCAGGAACATTTGCAACCCAACCTTGAGAAAATTTTGATATCGTAACATTTGAATTTATCGCAGTAACAAAATCATTAATAATATTACTAGAAGTTAAAATATTATTTAAATTATAAGGTATTCCTTCTTCATTTAATATTGTTAAATTTTTAGCAGATATATTTCCTTTACATACTATATCTCCGTTTTCAATATATATACCTGATTTACTATTCAATGCAAAATTAGAATCAAAAAGACTTCTTGAAGTATTTATACCTATACCTGAATTATTAACAATCATTGAATATTTAATATCTCTTGGTAACATTTGACCATAATTAGACCAATAATTTGTATGTTGTTGTCCTATCTCTAAAACTGTTTCATTATCATTATGTGTATCACCAATAACAAGATATTCTCGTGTGTCAAGATCTAAATATTGAGTATCTATAAGACCTATTCCTAAATTTCGAATTTCTATTTCAGACGGTGTATAATCATTTATAGACATTTTACTTTAAAAATATATTAATTCCTTATGTATTATTAACATTTAAAAAACACATAAATAAAAAATGATATTAAGAAATGGAAATATTATTAAATAAACATGAATAAAATCACATCATTGCACAATAAAACAAAAGAAATCGATGTATTAGATATGCCATATAATGAAAAAAATATTATATTATCATTAGAAGCATTATCTTCATTTTTATATAATAATGGTATAAATAAAGATGATTATAAAATTAATGATATTAATTTATATAGAACTGCATTTGTTCACCAATCATATTGTACAATGAAAAATTTTGATTTTATAAATAGTAATTCAAAATGCCCCGATAATTGTTTACCATTACAAGATATGTCTTATGAAAGATTAGAATTTTTAGGCGATTCTATACTCGATATGGTAATTTCAGAATATATTTATGAAAGATATCCGGATCAAAATGAAGGATTTTTATCTAAAATGAGAACAAAAATTGTAAATGGTAAAATGTTAGGATTTTTATCAAATAGTATAGGTTTTAATAAATATGCAATTATATCTAAACAAGTTGAAGATTCAAATGGTAGAAATAATTATAAAATAATGGAAGATATTTTTGAAGCATTTATTGCAGCATTATTTAAAGATTCAAACTCAGATTATAAATTAACTTATAAATGGATTATATATATAATTGAAAATTATATTGATTTTAGTGATCTTATAGTATCTAAAACAAATTATAAAGATATGTTAATTTATCATATGCAACATCATTTACAAGATGTTCCTAAATTTTTAGAAATAGAAATTAATATTAAGGATTCTGTAAAGAATTTTAAATATTGTATTAAAGATAAAAGTAATACTGTTATTTCAACTGCAACTGGTAATTCAAAAAAAGAAGCTGAAAATAATGCAGCATTTGAAGCATTAAAACATTACGGAGTTAATATTAATAGTGTAAATATTGTTCAGACTCATTAAAATAATATAAAAGTATATTTATATTTTATTATACTATAATTATGAAATCTTATCTTCTTTTATTATTAAATTTAACATTAATAAATTGTTTTATTATTAATAATATAAATTATAAAACATTATTATACAAAAATTCTCGCGTATTATATTTATCAAAATATAAAAATAATCAATTAAATAATACTAATGATAATTGGAAAAAAAATTTAGGAAAAGAATTATTATATGCAAAACGTTCAATTGGAGTACCAGATTATGTAGAAAATATTAAACAAGCGCTAAATACAAAAACTTTTAAAAATAAATCAATTATTAAAAATAATACAAGTGGTATATTTTTTTCTAATTATAATAATAATTTAAATATTACAGATTTGTCAAATAAATTAATATTTAATAAAAAAATACCGAATATATTAAGATACACTATTAATAATTTTTCTTTAAAAGATTCTGAATTAAAACATTCTAGAATTGCTATGTTAGCTATAATTGGTAGAATATCAGCTGAGAGTATTCATCCTATACTTGCAAATAAATTATATTCAGAAAATTTGTTAGTAAATAATGAATTAGTACCATCTATTTTTAATGGTGGTTTAAATAAAATTCATCCGATTTTTTATATATTTACATTATTATATATATTTTTAATTGAATTAAATAGTTTAATTTCTATATCTGATTTAACTAACACAAAAAAAAATAATACTAATAATATATCTCCATTTGATCCATTAAATATTTATAATTCTAAATCAGATATTGATAAAAGATTTATACAATATAATGAAATAAATATTGGTAGATTATCCATGGTAATAAGTACGTGGTTTACTTATTATGAATTTGTTACTCAAAAAAATGTAATAAATCCGGAATTATCAAGTTTATATCCATGGGTAATTTTAATTATAATTAATTCATTATATACATAATAATATAAAAAATATGTTATGCGATGTATTATTATCAATATTTTTGATTTTCATATATTTTTTTTATAATATTTTAAATCATGTAATATAATAGAATGAGTAAATATAAATTCTTAAAAAATAAGGTTGTTTTAAATAAAAAAATAAAAATTTATACTAAAAAAAAATCTAAAAAATTGTATTGTAAATTAAAAACCCGGACTAAAACCGGATATAAGAATAAAATGGTTTCTATAAAAGATTATAAAAAATATTATAATAAAAAAATGAAAGGTGGAGTTAAAAAGATACCAACTGAAAGAAAAAAAAAATCTATTCATCCACTTGCAGTAAAAGAAAGAATAAGCGAAAAATTTGGAACTCAAAATATTGTAATTAAACCCAAAAAATTTAAAATATCATCATATTTTCCTCAAAAATCCGCATTTAAAAAATACGACTTCAAAAAACATATGGATTTAGAAGGCACTGCAAGGAATATCACATGGGGATCAACACAAAGAAGAACATTTGATAATTATCCATTACGAAGAGTTACTACTATTTCGCGAAATAATGTTTCTCCATATCAGGAACTTAGATATAGTGCAGGTTTTTTTTCCAGTACGTAGAAAAAAAAATTATAGAATACCACCTCGTGGACCAACACTACAACAAAAAAGAAACAGATAGACAGCAAGACAACTAGCTATTGATAATGAATTAAAAAGAGCAAGAGAAGAAGGAATAAATTTGAATTTAGGATTTAAACATAGACCAGTACAAAGACCATAAGATCATGAAGCACAAATAAGAAGACTTTTAATAAAAAATCATGGATATTAAATTAGATATTTTTTTTATAAATTATAATATTTAATAGATATAATAAGATATGAATAATGAATGTTATAATTTAAAATTAACAGAATATGATAATGGTTTATTTGATAAATCAATAGATGCAACATATATAATATTTTTAGAAGGTAATACAAAAAGATATGAAAATATTAAAAATGAACTTAAAAAAAATAAACCAACAAAAAAAGTCTATATTTTATATAATAAAGGGTGGAAAAAATGTGAAAAAGATAAATATATAACAAATACAGCTAAAGATTTAGTTGATTGTAATATGTATATTTTAAAACATGCAAAAAGACAAAATTATGATAATATTTTAATATTAGAAGATGATTATTTATTCGATAATAATATAAAAAATAAAAATATAATAAAGGATATAGATAATTTTTTATTAAAAAAAAAAAATACATCTTTTAGTTTTTATTTAGGAACACTTCCATTTATATTTATACCTTATAATAATAATATATATCATGCTTTATTAAATATTTATACACATTCTGTAATATTTTCAAAAAAATATAGAGAAAAAATATTAAAATATAATTATAAAACAATTAATTGTTGGGATATATTTCAAAATAAATTTAATATGAATAAATATTATTACAATATTCCTTTATCATATCAAGTAATTGAAGATACAGATAATAGTAAAAATTGGCCTGTTTGTGATATAATAAGAAAATTCTATTTAAAAATAGCAATGCTTTTATCTGCAGATAAAGATCCTAAACTATTTTTTAAAATATTTTATTATATAAGTTATATATTAACAGTTTTGTTAATATTAATAATAGTAATAATTTTATATTATATTTATAAAATTTTAAAAAAATAAATTATTTAGAAAAAATTTTTTTTAAAAAATCTAATGTATCAATAGTATTTTCTTGTAATTTTTCTTTAACATCTGGTGTATCTACTTTTAATTTTTCATTATTTTTAGTAGAAATACATTTATTTTTTACTTCTTTAAGTTCTTTATTTAAAGATTGAATACAATTAATTAAATAATATATTAAATAAATTAATATAATACATATAATTAAAAATATAAGATCCATTAAATAATTAATATCTATTTATTAAATATAAAAAATAAATTATGCAAATTTTAATCCTGCAGTATTTCCAATAATTTCAAATACATTATAACTTATACAATAAATATCAATTAAATAATTTTTAATATTTTTATCTAAATTAAGTTCAGTAAATTTATTATTTTTATTAAGTTTAATATTTAAATTAAAGTTTGAATTATTATCATCATAATGTTTTGTATATATTGATAATTGTGTTTCTACAGCTGATGCATTATAATAACCGGATGGATTATTTTTTTCTGGATTTAATGCAAATGAATAAAAGTACATACCATTATATTTTGGCACATTTGTATGACATTGATATGGTTGGATTTTATTATAAAATTCAGAAGTTTTATCATCAACAATAATTTTAGTTTTATCCCATATAATAGAAGCCCTATCCATTATACCAAATGAATCATTATGTCTTATAGAAGCAGTATAATTACAATGAGCATTAAAATTAGATATATAATCATCGCGTCTTGTAATCCAGATAATTTCTTTAGTAGGTTTTTTAGCGTTAATATTAATAATAGTATTATTAAAAGATTTTTGTATTATATTTTGAGAAGTTATATCTAATTGTTCTACAATATAAGATATAGTACTCTTTTTAAAAATTTCATTGCGTTCATCTACATCTAAATATACATAAACTGCTTCTATATATGGTTTAATATTCAATGACTTAGTAAATTTTTTAATATTAATATGCTCTCTTTTTTTAATACCACTTTGTAAATTTTTAGAATAAATTTGATTATAAAATAAAGAACTTATATTTTCTTCTAAATCATTTGAATAAACCGTGTATAAATTTTCTGAATTTTCTAATTGTATTGTTAATGTTATTTCTTGTGATTGTAATCTAAGTAATGGTAATGCCAAAGATGGATTTTTTGTAAACCAAAAAGGTAACGGTATTACCAAATTGTATTCATCAATAGATGGAATATTATTTTGAATAGAAGAATTTGGATAATAATTATAAAAAAATTTATTATTATTAATAATTACTTTTTTAGAACTAGTTAAAGATGGATTATTTAATTCTTGAACATTACCAATCATTTTATCGAAACCGTCTGTGTCAATTGTTAATTCATTCCAAATATTCAACCAATCACTTGTTAAAGTATCTATGGGATAACCATCTAATTTTATGGTTGCTTTTTTAACTAATATATTACCAATATTTTTAACCCATTTAAATGCTAAATTAGATGGTGAATATATTTTTGGTAAAGTACAGCGAAAATAAAGATTTTTTAATAAATCACCAATTCTACTTATTTTACATATATATTCGCCATCTATAATATCTGGATCAATTGTTGGTAATGTATTAAATTCTAATTGTACATTCTCTATAGCAAAATTTGTATGTTTTTTCCAAGCGTGTTTAAAATAACTCATATCAGGATTAATACATAAATAATTGTCATGTTGCCCCCTACAAACTAATTGCAATAAACCACCGCCCATTATTAATATATATATATATATATTTATCTAAATTTTTTATATATTTAATATGGTTTTACTTTAGTTCTAGTACTATTTAAATCTATATTGGCAATTTCATATAAATTTGCTTTAGGATTTGTAGGAGGAGTATATGGATATTTATTAAATCCATAAGTAAATATACTTTTAATTTCATCACTATCTAAAGCATAATTATAATATGATAAATCGGCCATTTGTAATGGACTATTATCTGTTGAATCAAAAATTTTATTATCAGTATTTACAGGATTCATTGATAACAAATTACCAGGATTTAAATATAAAGGAGCTCTATTATGTTTCATAGCGGCAGAACCGGGAATTCCATCTGTTGTACCATTATAAGGTGCTTCAACTTCTCTATCTAACATTTTAATGCCATTTAAATATATTTTACACGAAGTTTTAAATTTATTTAATATATCATTTTCAGGTGTTATTTCTTTTAATACTATAGTAAACATAAACCATTTATTGTCATATTCCGATGAATTCATATCATATATTCCTAATAATCCTGCATTTCTATCATCCCATTTACCGGTATCACATTTAACTAAAGTATTGCCATCGAATCTATAAGAATCTGGATCACTTAGTGTATTATATTCGACAATAATAGATGTACCATCTTTTTTCATTCTTAATAAAGGATTTTTAACTAAGATATATTTACCTCTTTTTTTTAATAAACAATTTGCTTGCGTTGTTGTTTCTCTATATGGTAATTGTATTTTACTACCTCTCAAAAATAGTAAAATATCATCACCGTGACTATTTGCTAATAATATATTGGTTCTATCTATTTTTAACCAAAAGTTATATGAATATTCGGCACCACCCGTTTGATTAATAGATGGTACTAAATTTCTAAAAGAATTAGAACTTTCTTTATATGTATTATATTCTACATCCGAATGTGTAGCATAATCATATATACCTTTAAAAACAGGAATTTTTTTTTTAACATTACTTGCATTTCTTAAAGTATCAATTCTTTCATAATTATATACCATATATGCTATAAATAATAAAATTAATACTATAAATATTCCTAAAAATACTTGAATAATATTTGATATCATTTAATTATTATCTCTATTAATGGTATATAATTTTTTTAAAAATAAATAAATTTTTTATGATATTCTATATATTGGATTGCGTAATCCATATGCCCCTAAACCTAATTTTGCCATTATATTATCAATTGGTCCTTCATTGTAATTATTATGGATATCTCTGTCATTTAAATCATAATTAAACATTGTAAATTTACATAATAATCCTGCAAAACCTGGATTATTATCTACATCATGTGATCCTCCTATAATTAAATTATCTGTTCTATCTAAATCTAGATCTGTTAAATTATATGTATGTGGATTTTGTCCATCTCCACAAATTCCTCTACATTCTTCACCATGACCCGCAACACCTACTAAATCGCCATCAACATATGTAGTAATACTTCCGCCAGTGCTTGTACCATAATCATTAACAACTATACCAATATGAACCCATCTTTGAATTGGAACATATTCAATACATACACCTTGTTCCATATATTTTCTAAATTCCGTGCAACTACCATTATCTATATCTTGACTAAACATAGATTCGATTGAAGATTGATCTTCCTTATTATCAAAAACATCGCTTTCATCAACATAACCCGGAGAATTACTATATTTTTTACTAAATCTAATATATAATTTATTCTTATTTTTATCTAAAAATATTTGTGGTGAGCGATCTTTTAATGAAGTTTCTGAACCAATATATAATACATTTTTGAAATATTGATGAGACATATCTTTAATATATATCCAAAAAGTATATGTTCTTTTTAATCCATTACCTGATGGTAATTTACTATCTAATTCTATTTTATTTTTAATATTACATATAACTGGTAATTTTGTTGCAGATACTACTAATCTTGATTGATTAAATAATGAATTTGCTATATAATTATACATAACATATGCAATTATTAATGCAATTAATATTACAATAATTAAACCGATTATTGTTTCAGGTCTATTTGTAATATTCTGAAGTTGTGATACAGAATTTTGCACTGAGGATAACGAATTATTATAAAATTCTTTTGATTTATTTTTTAAATTATTTACTGTATTATTAAGAGTTTCATTTCCTAAATCAGGTGATTTAAATATACTGTCATCCTGGCCTTGAGGTATATTATTCATTATATTTATTCTATCTAATTTAAGAATATAAATTTATGTTAATAGAATTTATATGATAGTTACCTATATGAAAAAATTGGCTATTATAATTAAAACTTTTTTTTATATTTTTTTTTTGTAATGATAAATAACTTAATAATTTTGTAAACTTATCTAAATTAGATTTCATATTTTTTTTATTTGGTATTAATGATAAAAAATATACATGTGATACTATAATATCAATTGCTGATTCTATTGCATTATTATTCATTAAAACATCGAATAAACAAAGATCATATATAAATTTTTTATATAATTCATTTTTATTTTGTATCGTTGTTTTTCTATTTTTTAATTCTATTATTAAATTCTCATGAAATCTAAGTGGTATTAACCATGATTCTGTTAACATTATTTTAGTAACTATATGTCTATCATATTCATTTCCATATAAATATTCTATATTTAAAATTTTATCAATATTATCAATTTTAACAATTTCATTTTTTTTTTCTAATAAAAACAAAGACTGAATTATATTATTATTTGATTTTTTAATTATATCTGTAATTTCTTTTTTATTTAAATTCCGATCTTTTTCTAATAAAATTTTTGTAATTTCTTCATCAGATGGATTTTCAAATTCTATTAATTCACATTTTTTTTTTATATTTCCTAATTTTTTTAATAAATCTTTACTACAAATACATATTATTGCTATATTTTTAAATTTTTTATTATTTAATATAT